TACACGTACTAAACTATTTAAAACAAAGTCTCCTTCACGAACTGTCATTGGAACAGTATCTTCTGATGCTCCATTAGAATCTCTAGGTGCATTAGGATCATCTACTTCAACTAATGGTGCTTGTATTGTTTGTTGTTGAGGCATTGCTCCTTCTTGCATTTGTAATATACCCATAGAGTTTTGTTTTACAGGTCCACCTTGTTGTAAACTTCCTACAAGTTCTTGAAGAGTAAACATATCACCTTGTACCTGTACTTTTTCATCATCAAAAGGTGTTTTGTCAATGTTGCGTACCATAAACTTTTTAACTTGTAAAGGTAAATTTTCTGTTATCATTCTTTCTATTTTCATATAAGCTTCTCTGTTGGAAGCGTTATTAAAATCTACTCTTGATATAGCACCTGCTGTATCTATTAAAAGAGAAACAAGTTCTGCTGGTCTAAGCATGAGCAACATCTTTCTTTGCTATAAATTTACAAATATGTTTTCCAACTGTAAACATTGCAGCACCTAAATATGTTTTTGATGGATAACCCATTTGATAAGCAATATGTTTAACAACTGGTTTAGCAATAATTTTTATTATATATGATGCAACAATAGACCTTTGCATCAGAGAAACTAAAGGCAAAGCCCATTGATGATAACCATTAATTATATCAGGATCAACTTTTCTTAAATGTCTTCCAAACTCTTCATCAAGTTCAAAGATTTCTTTTTCTAATAAACCTTGACGATAAAGTTCAGCACAAATAACTTTTGGTGCGTCTACTCCTGGATCTACACTTTCTTTTGCTCCTGTTGCTGCTCCTAATTGATTAATTTCTTCAACTGTTATTTTATTTTCAGCTACAGCTTCAACTATGTCTTGAGAATGTCCATTAGCAACAAGTGCATCTATTGTTTGTCTTCCTTCTTCTGCACTATTAAAAGACTTTGAATTTATTCCTTGTGCTACTATATTACTTTCATCTCGTTGAGATATTCCTGCATTTAAATGTGCTATACTTGTAAAAGAACCAGAGCCACCTGTTGCATATAATCCATCTGCACCTGTTTTATTTCCACCTGCATAAGTTGGATCATTACCAAATAGTTCTGCTCCTACGTTTGAAATAGATGCAGGAGCTGCTGCTGCTACTTGACTATCAAAAGTAGATCTATATCCTATTCTGCTTAAACGATTTGATGAAGTTGTTAATGGTGATGTAGTAATTTCTTCTTCATCTGTACCTCTTTTATCAAAAAAATTAAGAGCAGATGTTACGCCAGTTTTTATTATTCCAAAACCACTACCAACTCCAACTCCAGTTTTTAATAGTCCTGTTCCTGCTACTTTTCTTGCTACTGTACCCATAACTTTTTGAATATCTGAACCAGCTTCTGTATAAAAAGGATCACTAGGATCATATCCTTCAAGTGTTTGTATAAATGCTGGTGAAGATGCAAGAACTTGAGCTTCACTCATATTTGCTCTTGCTCCACCTGCAATAGCAGCATCATAATCTATAGGACCACTAGCAATAGTTGGATCTATATTAGTCTGTACTTCTTTAGCTTTTTCTAATTCTCTTTTTAATCTTTCTTTTTCTGGATCAAAAGGTTGAATTTCTTTTTCAATAAAATCTCCTCTACGAGATTGACTATCAATAGGATCTTGTCCTGGTAAACCAATAGTAGGTGATGTATCTCCAGTTCTTGTGGGAACAAAACCAGGTGAGGTTTGTTGTCTAGGTGTTGCTTGACCTGCTTGTGTAGCAAACGGACCTAAAAAAGTTTTCTCAACCATTCTTCATAACCTCATTAATTGATTTCTTCAGGGTTAGGAGCTGTTGCAGCAAAGCCAGCTTCCCCTGCCATTGGCGTAGTGCCTGTTCCGATTGTTCCGTTGCCAGAGCCTGTAGCATCCATTGGATCTGCTCCTGTAGGAACTGCTCCGTTGCCTTCCATGCTTCCTCGTTGTTCACCCACATCTGGGCTTTCAGGGCTGTTTGCTTGTTGATTAACATTGAGGCTCCTTAATATTTCTGCATAGATAGCTGCTTCTTCTGGATCATTAACTAATTCAGCAGGGTCCATGTCTTGTGAGATTGCAAGTTCTTTAATTAAATTTGGTATCTTAATAAATGGTGCAAGCATTGGATTAGAAATAGTTTGTAATAACATTGTCAATCGTTGACTACGTACTTCTTTCATCATAACAGAAACAGTACCTTTAGGTTTGATTTCTAAATCACCATCAAAGGTTTCTGCTTTTTCATTGAATTGCATATTCCATTGAAAAAATGCTTCACCTAAAGGACGTAATAAACTATCATCAATATTTTTAATTACTGTTTTAATACCAAGACCAGCAGATCCTAATAGCATAGATAATCCAGCAGCCGTTCTTCCTGTACCAGTTACTCCTGTTTGTCCATGTACAACAGAAGGAATACCTGTTTCTTCATCAGCAAGTTGTCTTGCCTTGTCATACATTTGCATATTTTCACCAGCCGTACTTGGAAACTTTAATCCATTAATAGCTGTACCTGTTACACCAGACTGTCTTCTAAATACTTTACCAGGATAAATATCATAGTTCTGTCCTGGTACTAATGATGCTTCATCTACATCAAATACTAAATTACCTGCAAGAGCTAAGTTATCAATAGCCATTCTCATATGACCATTCATTAGCAACTGTGCATCTTCCATGTTCTCTGCAACACCAATACCAAATACTTGATAAGGATTTTTCTCATAAGGAAAAATATGATAAGGTATACGTTCTGGAACAAATGGATTTAATACAACACGTAATACTTCATTACCACACACCCAAGCATTAATCTGAACAGATCCTATTTCATCTGTTTCATAAGGAACATTAACATTATATTCTCTTGCTGTTTTAGCATCTAGTGTTCCCCAATACTCTAATACCTCATAACGATTTTCATTATAGGTAGGATCATTTTCTGCATAGATTGTGTGTTCAAAATATCGTTCTTCATAGGTAGAAGGTTTTTGTAATATTCTATTAATTGCTGCAATATCGAATAGTGGTAAATCTTTTAATGCACGAAACTGATCTCTATTCAATCGGTGACGTTCAATAACATATTCACAATCATCTATATCTACAGCACTAGGATCAGGATAAAAGTTCCAGCAAGATACATGAGAGATACGTGGAACCATTTTTTCATATGGTGCATATACACGTTCTCCATCTAGGTTCTCCCATTTATGTACTTTCTTATAAAAGTTAAATGGACCTTTTGTTACACCAGTACCTAACAAGGCTTGTTCAAATAATGATCTACGAATTTCTTTTATTGCTGAAGTGTCAAGCAACTGATCGTGAACAATCTTGTTAAGTCTTCTGGCTGCAATTTGTGCTGGCTTTAAATCTGGCTCACCAAATTTACTGAACCCTTTTTTAAGAGGAGCACCTTCTAATTCTTTTGCTAAACCACCTAGTTGTGGTTCACCTGCTTCTGTTGCTCCTGGTTCAAGTGTTCTTCCATCCCCCTCATAACCATAAGGATCGAGATCTTGACCACCTCCCATCTGTTTTGAAACAGCGTCAAGATGGACAGCTTCTTCTATTCCATCAGGATCAGGCGTAGGTTCAATGACTAACGGAAATTCTCCCCTACCAAATAAAATATCAGAGATTTGTCCATAAGCTGCAAGGACTTTTACCTTTGTTATTTTAACAGTAACTTTAGATCTTTCTGATTCTCGATAAGTTTCAGATTCTGCTGATAGACCTCTATAGTTCTCATAGGATTTCAACCAGCGTTGTTCATCTGATCTCCGTCCTTCTTCGGCAGAAACAAATTTTTGACGTATGTGTCCTGATAGTCCAGGTAATGCAGCACCAGGAACTACAGCAGGAACATCTTCTAACTCGTCAGAATCTATAAAAGACATAGAATACTAACCGTATAGTCTATCGTCATCTGCAAGGGCATCAAAATTTGGTGACATATGTTTGCTACCTGCTTCTGTTGGAGCAACTAAAGTATTAGTAAAGTTTGCTTCATTGCCAGTTCCAGGAGCTATTTCTAAAGCTTCTCTTGGTGCTGGTCCATCAGGTGTTTCATTCATTGCACCCTGTTTAATACTTGAAGTATCAAATGGTTTTTGACCGTACATGGTAATCTCCTTAATATCCAAAAATAGGGTTAATCGGTTCAGGTTGCTTCTGTTGTGTTGTCCATCCATTATATAAACGACTTGGACTTTCTACTTGCCTAGTCATACACATATAACGTAGTGCATCATAAGCATGGTCAGAAGCTTTGGTATCGACATCCTCACTATTCGTTTTGCTCAAAGGCAGGGATGTCATCTCTCTTATTAAATTCGTACACGAACTAAATATACGTAACTTTGATCCAGCTTCAGGATCGACTCGTAATCGTTTGTGTATTTCTAGTTTTCCTCGTATTCTGTTTTTATCTGCTGGAATAAATCGACAACCACTTTTATTAATCAGTTCTGCTATCGTCATTCCACTTCCTGTTCTATTCCAACAGGCTCCATCAAGTACAGAGATTATTGGCATAGGATCTTCTGATTCTAATTCTTTTATTCGTTGTCCTAGTTCATCACCGTTCTGTCGTTTGATATAAAGCTCTCTGTAGATCCATAGATTATCATCATAGTCTAATGCTCCCCAAAGGACACAGGATGGACTTGTGAACCCATAATCTGCTGCCCTGACCCTGTGCCATCCTCTAGGCACTTCGAACGGATCAGAAACGTGTTGTAGGCGATTGAACTCAGTAAATGCAGCACCTTCGGCAATATCCCAATCACCATCTAATAACCGTTTCCTTTCAACTTCTGGTAATGATAAAAGCATCATCTCATATTCACCACTATGTAGTAAATACGGATTATCTGTTAGTTTTGCTGGTATGAACTTTCTTGTGAATAACGGTTCATTAGCTTTTGTAGAGTGACTACTAGGATAACGTAAAACTTTTGTTGTACTAATATCTGTAGCCCAAAATGGTTTGTTCTGTGGTGCAGGATCTATGTAGGTTTTCTTTACCCAATCATGTCCAGGACCACCTGGATTTGCTGTTGCTCTCATATATGTTTTTATAGTAGGATTAGTAGTACGTAATCGAGAACGTAAGTAATCCCAAACATAAGGACTAGGGTAATGTGTTATCTCATCAACACCAATCCATGTAAATGATTGACCTTGATACCTGCTAACGTCTGTGTCTCTATCCAGATACGAAAAAAGAGCAGTTGCTCCAGAAGGAAAGTGCCATGTACTTTTCGCTTCTTTGAATACTGCTCCTTTAAATGCTAGTGGATAAAATTCTTTACTTTTTTCTATTAGCTCTGTTAGTTCAGCTAATGTACGTCTTAGTAGTAATGCTCTATGATCGCCTATGTGTGCAAATCGTAAGAGATCTGCTAGTAGTGCGTAGGATTTTCCTCCACCTGCTGCACCTCCGTACAAGACATCACTCTCTGGTGACGCTAAAAATTCTGTTTGTGGTCCAGGATTAGGCTTAAACGCTACTTCATTATTATCTATTTCTTCTTTTAAGCGTTTTGGTGCAATCTGTACCAAATCATCTGTTAATACTTGTTTCTTCTTAACAGCAGACTGTAATTGTCCTAGCTTTGCAACTTTTTTTCTAGCAGTTGTAAGCTTATTGCGTAATTCTTGTGGACCTAACGGTTTTCTTCTACGATTATAGGACTGTGTAGGAGCATTGGGATCTTTCTTAGGTCTACCACGCTTCCTTTTAACTGGCTCTTCCGTCTGGGTCATAGATATGTTCTTCCTCATGTTGTGTTTTTTGCGGTAGTATCACAACGGCATGAAGGTTTTTCGACTCTACAGACATTTCTTGTTTCTTTGTTACTCCTGCTCTGTCTAATATATCTTGAGCAGCTTTGAAACGTAGTTCTGTTCTACCTAATGGCTCTCCTTCATCATGGGGAGCTGTCATAGAATCAACAATTTTCTTTACAGCCTTTGGTGATGTGGCTGCAAACTCTAATTT